CCCGTCGGGCGTGAATTTGCGACGTACACCTTCGATCTCGAATCCGAGGCGCTCAGCCCATCGCTTGCCGGCCTCATGCCCGGCGCTCACATCGATCTCGATGCGCACCCACGGTGCGTCAGCGAGCACGCTCAGCACGAGCCGATGCAGCGATCTGAAATGCGCGAGCGCTTCCGGCGTCATCATCGACCAGCCGATACCACGATCGCGCCACGCCTCGGCGATGCCGCCGCACGCGATCGGCTCGCCATCGAGCAGGACGCCCCAAGCCACTCCGCGATTAGCGACGAGCGTGCGCGCGTATGCTTCGTCGATGGTCTGGATCGTCGTCTGCTGCGCGGTTTGGAGCTTCGCGCCCACCGCGACCACGTGATGCACCTGCAGTTTTTCCAGCGTGATCAATTGAATATCCCCATGACCGGCATCAGCGCGAGCACGGCGCACGGCAGCGGCTGATGGTTCTCGAAGCAGATCGATGGCGATTCCTCATAGCCGCCGCGCCACTTCGCTTTCTTGTCGCCACTGAAAAGCGGCACCGCGTTGTCCTGCAGGTCGGCAGGCTTGCGGAAAAGGATCTCTTCCATGTTCGTGAAGTCCGGCCCGACGAAGCCGCCGACAGAGCGATAGAAGCGCACCGTCACATCGGTGACGCGCTTCGTCTTGCCTTGCACCGTGCCGCCGGGAGACTGGACGCTCAGTTGCATCGTCTTGAAGCGCGCGGTAGCGGGAAGCCCGACGTGCACCGTGGATGCGGCGAGCGGAATGGTGATGGCCCCGCCGCGTACCATCTGATCCGGAACGCATGCGCCGTCAGCAAGAACCTGAACGGTTTGCCCTTCGAGGTGGCCGAGTCCAGAGAATGTCGTCTGCTCGGTTCCGGAATATGCCAGGCCGCAATCCACGTAGTGAGAATCCGCGACGCTCTGATCGTCTTGCAGTGGGCGCGCCATGTATTCGACATAGCGCTTCGTCACGCCGTTGATGGTGCGGCGCACGATCATCCACAGGTCGTCATAGAAGCCATCGGGCGATGCGAGCGTCTCGACACATTCCACGTAGCCATTCGTCATCGGATGCCGGTGCCAGCCGTAGACGTCCGAGCGGCCCGGCTCACGATCGTATGTCATACCGAGAAGCGTGCCGTCGGCGCGCGCGGCCCACACGATCGAATACGGCTCCTGCTGATAGGCGATCGAAACGACGCCCGCGTGCGTGCCGTCGGTACCGTTCGTGATGTGGTCGGCAAGCTTCGTCGTGTCGGTCGAGGCGTACTTGTTCGACGAAAAATCATAGTCGAAGTCGCGCACTTTCCGACCCGCCTTCTGCACGAAGATGATCAGGCCGCCGATATCG